CTCCGGGAAGGTGTGGAGAAACCACGATTACTATACGACCACATCCCAAATTTTGGTATGGGGTGGAAGTTGGTACTTATTGCTACACTGGACCAAATAGGGTTTGACAATCCTATTTGTTTTATATGCATAATTAAATGCTAAATCTTAGTAGGAACTGGCTTAAGTCAGGCCACCTATCTAAGAGCTACATTATCCATGTAATGCCTTCCATAACTGTTCACTAAAGCGAACAGCGTAATCAGAACGTCTGGATTTTTTGTCCAGATACGTTTGATATGGTATGGCACCAGAAACTACACTAGTGATAAACTCGGCCTCAATTATAGAGTCAACGAAATCATCTGGAATTTCTCCATTTGCTATCGAAGATGTTATTCCCTTTAATGTTTTCTCAGATCTTTTGAATAAGAGATAAAGAGGATTAACCTCAAGACTTAATATATCTTGAGTTCTATAATTTAGACCTTTTTCGAGGCTACCTGCATGTCTGGCAGGATCTTCCAACTTAAGAAGATTGGACACTTTTGTCCAATTATCTGAAAGTTGTTTCTCTATAATTTCTAATTTAGCATATAATATTTGCATAGAATTGAAATTCTCCCATTGGTCTGGATGATTACAGTACATTTGTACTGGAATACGTTCCAGAGTTGTTGGTGAAAATGATTCGTGATCCTTTTTAGTTTGGAGCGAGTCAACATCAACATTGGTTTGTTCTGTCTGAATTCTTTTAAAAGGAATCGGACGTGTAAAAACCTCCAACGGGTATAGAGATCTTACAATTGTCAATTGTTTAATGTTAGAAATTTCATTAAACAATATTTGTAAGGGGGCAGACAAACTTAATCTTTGATTTTGCTTAATAAGCAAATCTTCTGTAATTTGTCCTTCCAAAGCAAATGCTAAGTCGATAATCTTAAAGAATTTATTCTGAAAGAAAATCTCATTAAGCGTTGCTAAGGATATCGGAGAAAGTAACAAACCTTGGTTTACCAAGTGTTTTGCAAATTCTCCGGATGATATCTCCGGATTCAAGTGTTCGGGAGTAATAGATTTACCCTGGGATATTTCTATCCCAAGATCTTTACAGATCTGTAAGTAATTTCTAGCGACAGTCTCATTGTAAATAAAGACGTCGTCTCCTAATACTTGGTACGGATAGGACTTTGTAGAAGCCAAGGAACAGCAGTATCTTAGAATAAAGTGATGCCAGATTGCTAAACAACCGAAGGAAGCGTAAGCTCCCATTGGTTGTCCAACTCTCCAGCTAACTTCTCTATTGATATCTGTGCTAAATGGTTTAATCGTTAAGATTAAGCGAGCTAGCCCAGCCCAGTGCTTTCCAAAAGCTTTACGAAGTATTGCTAATTGGATCCAAAGAGGAATTCGATCGGTGGCTGCAGTAAGATCATAACACCAAACAGCCTGCTTTTCTGCAGTTAACTGTTTGAGTTTGTGAACTCCTGCACCCTGATCGAATGTACAATCCTGAGGTATAGTCTTCAACCATTTAAATATGGAATCATGTAATGCTTTCATACATGATTGAAGAAAATAATTTAGGATGTAGACATTTCTAGTTTTTCCAGCGGGAGCTGGTATAGCGATAATTCTTGCTATACCGTTCCAACCGGAATTAATTGCGCTAGAGATCGATTTAGAGAATCTCCATGAGAAACTCTGATCTCTATGCCATCTTTCTACCTCTATTACTTGTCTGGTAACTGAG